TTTTGCTATGGGTCGTCCTTACCGTTTTTTAACATTTCGCACCCGACTTTGGCACGGTTTTTGTTATGCGTGTGCGCCCGTGAAATTGTTTCACGTGGAACACTGCCACACCGATGCACAAAATAAAATGTTTCACGTGGAACACATTGTTAAACAAAGTTAAAAGAATAATTTAACACAAAATAACACGCCAATCGCTTGCAGGTAAAATAAAATGCTTAACTTTGCAGCGTGTTAAACAATTAAATACTTATCAAAATGAAAACAACAGATTTAATTTATCAAAATCAAAAAGTGTTGAACGCATTGCAAGAAATGTTATTGCAGACTAAGAAACACGTTGAATTTTTGGCGGCTGGCTCACCCGAAATGCGTACCAATTTGGAAAGCATCGCCGAAAGCCTGCAAACGGGTGTTGATATTTTGGAAAATCAAATCGTGTTTAACCGTGATACACGCAACAAGTTTGCAAAAGAAGTTGCCTGCAAAAATCAAGCGTATGACTTTATCGCAACTGAAAAACTCATCGAGCGTTTCAAAACTTTTTGTGAATGTTACCCCACAAACTTGTATATCGGTTTAACGGGTGTTGAAACATTGAAAGACAAATAATCAGCAAGACACAAAGAAAAGGCGGTAACAATCAAGTTGCCGCCTTTCTTTTTATCCTGCCTTTCAGTTACTCAATATAAACGCCGTCAGACAAAGCCGCATATATCATTTCTTGTTCCTCTGCAAGCATTTCGGCGGTGTGTATGGGTGTAACATCATCGAACACATTAAACCCTCTGAAATCGCCCAAAATGCCCGTTTGTCGGTCGGTGTTTCGCCCGTTGCTTGCGCTCTCGTACCACTTGCAGTAAATGTAAGGTTCTAACCCGTAATATAACATTTCGTTCCAATCATCGCCGCCAACGGTTTTAACTTGGGTGCTTGGTGAAAGGTATATTATTTCGCTGCTTGGCTCTGTTTCCTCAACTTGGAATACAACACCATTGCAGGACAAAAGCGCAACCCCGTTGCCCGTTACCACGTTTATAACGTACTGCAAAGCTATCGTTTTACCTGCATAATCATTATTGAGGTTTACAAAGCCTGCAAACGGCAAGAAAAGTTGTATCTCGCTTTCGTAGTCGGTGTTGTCCTCATTGTGCGCTGGTACTACCGCCGTGCCGAAATCAAGCGTTATTTTGTCTTGCGCTGGCTGGTGGCAAGATACGCCCGTATTGTAGTTGCCGCATCGTATTACATCGGTGCTGCTTGCTGCTATGTTGGTGTAAACACGGCGTATCTTGTTCACGTATGCGCCCAAATCTATGTTTTCATATATGGGTGCGCCCGTGCCCTGGTCTGTACCCGTTTCCTTGAAAAACCGTTTGCCGCTAAACTCTGCCAATTCGTCAAGTGTTACCAAATACACGTTAATTGCGCCGTATTGTTGCCCCACAACGGTAACGGGGTACGCTTCCGCAACTACTCCCATACTTTGATAATCGCCTAACAAAATTTGCCCCGTTGCGGTCTGTTTATCCTCTGAAACGGTTAGCGGTTTACTTTGATAATATCCTTGTTCGTCTTGGCATGAAAAAACGGGTATTTTCATTTCGTCCGTATCATCAAACGCCGTGTTCGGGTTCGCTTTCAAAACAACGCTTAACGTGTCGCCCTCAAACAAATGTTCGGGTAATTCGGGGTCTGCATAACAATTACTTAAACTTGGCTCTATCATTATAGCGTACAAGTATTGCCCCGTTATCGTTACGGGCTTTGTAGGGTCTATATCCGTAACGGTTGCCGTTGCTATGCTTCCACGTTCCAAAACCTCAACTTCCATTTGTACGGCTTTCGGTTGCCCGTCCGTACCCGTATAATTTACGGTCGGTTGCTTAAAACGGTATCTTGGATAACTGCCATTAACCGTAAAAGTTGCCGTTTGCCCTTCATACGTGTGTTGTTCGGTCGTGTCCGCTATTTCGTTTGTAACGGTTAGTTCGGGTGTTCCCTCGCTTACGGTTTCGCCCGTTATTGTAAACGGTTCGCCCGTGTCGCAATCCTCGTTACTCCAATTAGCGGTTTTTCCGTCCTCGCTTATTGTCATATCCTTGCTACTTGGATAACCGTAACCGTCCGTAAACGCTACTTTTGCGCTCGCAATCTTAAACCCCTCGTTTGCCGTTAGTGTTATGCTCGCTTCGTAATAACTTGCCTTTGTACCTTGCGCCGTTGTGTTAGGCACGTTGTTTGTTAGGTCTAAGTCGTTTTCATTTCGGGTTGCACCCGTGATAGTTATTTCCGTGTCTGCATCGGTGTCGGACAACTCACCAAATGCCCGAACCTTTGCGCCGTTCATATCCAAAACAACGCTTTTCGGGTAGCCGCTTGTGTTGTTATAAACCGCCTTAATATCGCCTACAAACACATAACCGTCATTCGTTCTTACGTTTATATTCCAATAACCGCCGCTTGCGTTCCATTGGCTGTTATCATCGTGCGCATTAGGTATATTTACAATTACTGCCATACTCTTTTAATTTTCGGTTGTTCCTTTCAAAGTTACCATAATGATACCCCCGTTTTCATTGAGTAACCCCGTTTCAGTAAACGGCACTTTCTCAAAATTCGGGGTTCTATTGTACACCGTTTCACGGTTGGAAATATACGGGTCGGGGTTGTCGCTTTCAGAAACTCGCCCCGTTGCCGCCAAAATCTCGCTTTCGTAGGTTTTCAGTACATCAACACGCAATACAAGTTCGTAGGCGTTGTTTCCCTCAAAACTCACCCTTTCCACGAAATAATAACGCCCCAAATCGGGTATGTAACAATAGTTGAAAGTCGGTCGGGGCTGCTTTCGTAGTGTTACGGTCGGGCGCAACACATCGAAAGTTTGCCGCAAATCGCCCTCAATCGCCGTAAACGTGCCTAATTGCTTGTTTACCGTGTTCGGGTGTCCGTTGTATGAATAAAAGTTTATCGTTGTCATATCTGCAAAGAAAAAAGGCGGTGCGGTGCGCTTTCACCTGCACCCACACCGCCCAAAGTTAAACAATCTAATACCTATTGAGTTACTCAATAAAGAATACTACAAAGTTTTCGTTTGTATCGTTGAAATACCCTGCATCAAACTTGTAATAGTTGTTGAAAAACTCTGCTTTTGCGTTGTAGTTCGTTGTTACTCGTCTGTCAAGATTACAAACGCCCAACGCATCACGGTCGAACATTACGCCCAACACGCCCGAAATTTCAACGGCTTTGCCGCCGCTTTCCTTGATATTAATGTGTCCCGTGCTGGCGAAATCGTAGTTTTGTCCGCTGCCCTGCCAAAAAGGTACGGTTTCGGCTTGCGGCAAAAGCACATCGCCACGGTTAAACGTGTCGGAATAAAGATAGGTTTGCGCTGCCTTTGCAAAGTCGGACAAAAGTACAACGTGTAACATATCTTTCGGCGTAAATCTTTCCTTGCCGCCAACATTGAACACGGTCGAAATGCTTTGCAGGCGGTCGGCGTAAGTTCCCATTACGTAAGACGCAAAGCGGATAAAATCAGGGTCGGTTATCGCCTTTGCCGCTGTCAGTGCGTCAGGGTTCGGGGTCGGCTCGCCATCGCCTTGCGCTGGTGTTGCAGGGAAATACTTATCATTGTACAACTTCAAAAGGTTTACGCAACGTGCCGTACTTGCGCTGGAAAGGTCGGCATTGGTTAAATTGCCTGCCGTACCGCCAAACGCAACCGCATCAGCTAACACAGTTTCCGCAATCATGTTGTTGATAGTACGCATTATCAGCGCATCGGCTTTGATAGTCATACTCTTTTCAACGGCTGCATAAATCATTGAAATAAATCCATTGAGTTGTGCGGCGTTGCTGAAACTTTCTTTTACCTGCCTTTCAGTGATTGATACGGGCACTTCAAACGTAACCTTTGAGTTGAAAAACTTTGCGGTAACGGTCGGTTTGTGGAAAACATCTTGATCATAACTTTGCCCGTCTGTCAAGTTCCACGTGTCGTTTTCCTCTGCTTCGGGAACATCGGCACTTATTTTTTCCAACACGCTGCCAAACTCCCACGCATCCATTAAAACGCTTGGCACTTTGCCCGCATAAGGTCGGTTTACGAAAATCACCTTGCCGATATGGTTTACAAGTGATTTAACGTAATTGTCAACTGCATTTTGGTTAAACACTTCCGTGCCTAAATCCACAATGCCCGTCAAATCCTCGGTTACAATGTCAGTACGCCCCAACACTTCACCCGATACGCTGTTAATAAGCGTGTAAATCTGTTTTACTTCCATATTGCTAAAAATTAAAATTAGTTATTCGTAAATACTCGTTGTTAATTCTCTTACAAGTGCAAAGATAATGTTTTTTCTCCAATTATCACGCCGCAACTGCAATTCTTTTGCAATTTCACTTGAAATTGATTTACTTGCGCCCGTTCCTTTGCTGGTTTCGGTCGTTTGGCGGCTTTCTGTGCGGTTTCTCTCATCGTTTGCGGTCTTTCGGTCGCTGTCTGAAAAATCGGTGTCGTTAAAAGCCTTGTTTGCGCCCGTTTCGGTGTTGTCCGTGCTTTCCTGCAAAGTTACGGTTTCCGTCCGTTCAATTTGACCCGTTACGGGTGTCAGTACATCGTAGTCGGCTAACATCGCCGCCGCTTCACGTTCCCAACCTTGCACGTTTATCGCAATCACCGCCGAAACAACATCGCTTGCGTTGTCGCTGGTTATGCTGCTTACAACGGTCTTGCCGCCGTACATCAGTAAGGCGTAAGCGTCTAACTTTTCGGGTGCGGTATCGCCGAAAATAGCGGCGTACTCTGTCGGATATTCAGTCTTGAAAACCGTTGCAAATATCCCGTTACCCTTTGTAAATAGTTCGTTGTATTTCATTTCTCATCGTCTTTTGTTTCTGTTTCCTCTGTTTCCTCTGTTTCGGTATCGTTACCGTCCGTTTCCGTTTCTTTCGTTTCCTCTGTTTCCTCTGTTTCCTCTGTTTCCGTGTCGTTTCCGTCTGTTTCGGTGTCGTTTCCGTCTGTTTCGGTTGTTTCCTCTGTCGGTTCGGGTTCGTCTGTCGGGTCGGGGTTTTCCTTAGCCGTTTCCAAATCAGCCGCCAAAGCGTTGTAATTATCCCTTTCCAAACCCCAACTTGAAGCAAGTTTAACCGAAATTTCGGTATCAAACATTGCGTTAATCTTTTCAACTGCATTTTGTCTTTCTTTTAGCATATTATCCACATACGGCAAAAGTACATCTACATTCATTGATACCTCGCCCAAATTTAGGCGTTCCCGTTTCATGTTGTAGTTTGCATTTAGCCCCAATTCGTTGTACATACTCGCCTTGTAGTATTGTACCAACTCAATAAGTTGCGTAATATACACGCTGTTTGTGGTCGGTGCGGTCTGCATATTTACGCCCTTGAAAAAAGCGTTTTCCCCGATTATAGAAAACTCGCCGTCTTGTATCTTGCGCAAAAACTCATCGGCACTTTGTTTTGTCTTGTCATCGCTGGCACTTATAAGCATTGTAATACGGGTTAAAATGCTGGCGGTGTTCAACGAAATAAGCCCGTCAGTATATAATACCGCATAACGCCCAATCAGCGGCAAAAGGCTTTCGCCGTTGCTGTCATTCTCAATCAAAACCCCGTCTTTCTGTATATCGTAGGTTTTGTTTAACTTTAATGCAGGGTTCGCCACGGTGTAAAGCGTTGCCCGTCCGTAAACATCGGGTTCGCCGCCTTTGCCGCCCGAAAGCGCATACAAAACCCCGTCCACGCTGGTAACAAAGGCGTTGCCCGTGGTCTGCAAAAGCCGCTCCAATTCCTTTTGCGGTATGCTTTCGGGCAAACCCTCATACTCAAACATACTTTGAGTTTTCGCCAACGTGTTTGCCATAAATTCAGTTACGGCGGTGTCTTTGTCCCGTATTTGTTGCTGGTACAACTTGTAAATGTTATCTTTCCTTTTCATCTGTCAAAACTTTAATTAGGGTTGTAAGTTCGGCTAACACTTTCGTATTTTCCGCAATCGTGTCTTTTAGGTGTTCCGTTTCTTCTTGGTGCGACTGCCTTTGTTTCACCATATACCAAAACAAAGCCCCACACATCACAATCGGAAAGCCCAAACTTGAAATGATTTGAATAATAGTATTTGCGTCCATATCGTTATATATTAAGTTACTACTTGCAAAGATAGGAATTTATTTTGTAAAACGGTCGGTTTGGCACGTAATTTGCACCAAACCGCCCGTAATTTTCATTTCAACGAAACTATGTTTGTCTTTGCACTCGTAATTAAATAATTGCGTACTATCTCGCCAATTTCGTTATCTTGGTAGAAAACTTTATCTATTGCGAAAAACCGTGCTACTTGTTGCTCAACGTAACTTGCGGTACTCAATAACTTGCGTTTGTAGTTCGGTTTGCCGTTCATTTCCAAAGAATAAATAAGGCTGTTTTCCTCGTCTTTTATCGGGGTTGTCTTGGCGTGTATGTACGTAAAACATTCGTTGCCTACTTGGATAATGTTGCCTTGCAAAACTACATCGTTAAACTTGATATAGTACACAAACAACACGTCTTGCGGCTTGTACTTGCACGGCAAATGCGGATAAACTGCAAGTTCCCATTTACCGCCCGTAATCATCTGCAAGTTTTGGTTATCAAAACAAAAATACTTGTTGCTGGCTTTATGTTGTACGGTGCTGCTGCAATACTCAACCGCCACTATTGCGCCGTGTTCGCCAAAGCGGTATATATCTATCGTTCCCTGCTCCATAAACGGCACTTGTTTCAATCCCATTTCAGTAAAATACGGGCAAAACTTGTTTACCGTGTTGCCCAACATGAAAACTTTAACATCGTTGCGCTGGCGTATTATTGTGCTTAATAAGTTCATAAACAACATAAACTCATCGGGCAAATAATACCGCCTTGTTAGAAACTCATCAAACACAATCGTTGTAACATTCGGGTAACTGCTGCTTTTTTCGTGTTCCTGCTCTGAAAGGCAAAACCCGTAACAAAACGGGGTTGTGTCGGGTGTCCGCTTGTTTTTCTCTGCATCGTAGTACGACAAAAACCATTTGTTCGACATATAGAAAACTTCATTAAATTTGCCCTCTGTCAGTTCCTCAATAAGCCCGTTTGCGGTGTGGTTTGCAAACAGACTTTCGGCACGTTTACCCCTCAAATCCTCTCTCCAACGGCGTATATATGCCATTTGCTTGCCCGTCTTGATATAGTTTTCCAAACCATATTTTAAGGCTGCATAAGTCTTGCCGTTGGAACGCTCGCCAAATATCACGTTATAATCGGCGTTCTTGCTTAAAATCGCTTTCAAGTCGTAAAATTTCGGCTTGTCTGTCTTTGTCTTTCTTGTAGTCATATTATTATTATTTTAGTCCTTAAATTTAATACCTCGCAAATAGTTTATGTACATAACCGAAAGGGAAAGGCTGTACCCCGTTGGCTCTAAATGTACACCCGTGCGTTCGTTGTAATGCGCCGTGCTGCCTTTGTAGTCGGTTATTTCGCCTTGTATCTCGTAGTCTATGTACGTGTGTATGTTTTTGCCCGTTGCAGCTGGCGGTATATCCAAATAGTTGGTGAACGCATCAAATATCCCGTCAGCCCCGTACTTTTCAATAAGATACGGTATCGCCGCCTTTTTGTTTACGCCCGAAACGGTTAAACTGAAATCGTAAGCCCGTCCGCCTGCTTTGAGTGCGTTCGGTTCTTGCACCATATACCGTTTAGCTCCCAAAGTCTTAAACCGTGTATATGTACCCTCGAAATCCCACACGCCCAAAGTCTTTGTTATGCCTTTTATCGTTTGCGGCTCGCAAAGGGAAAACGGCAAACCGTGGTACTTGCAGGCTGCACGCAATTTCATTTGCACCTGCATATTATAAGCCTTGAAATACGCTTCATGCGCTTTGCCGTTCATTATCTTAATGCTGTCGGTGTCGCTGTAAATGTAATCGTCTTTTGCTTCATGTATGCCCGTGAAAAGGTTGCGCCGTGCGTATGCGGTTACAAAGATACCCCACGGGTAAAACAAAAAACGGTTCTTGCTGGTGTTGTATTTGTATAAAAGTTCCTGCTTTTGTTCGGCTGTCATTGAGTTAATATCCCATTCGCCGTTATATGTAAACTCATCACGCAAAGGGTTGGTAACACTCATACCGTAACAACTGTTTAACATTTCCTTGCTGTTTAGATATTCCACTTCTTTGCCCTCAACGCCTTTTAATTTCGTCTTGCTTTCGTACAAATGCAGGATAGATTTTACAAACGGGGTCGGCAAATACTCTTTCTTGTAACAATACATTTCACCAACTCGCATACTTTCCCATGAATAAAAGTTTTTGATTATATTAAAATCAACGTCCGTAATTGTCAGCGCAATTTTTGCAGCCGCCACAATACGCCCGTTATTCTCGCACGGGTTTTCTTTCACGAAACATTTGCTTGCGCTTATTGGGTTGTCTTGCGTTTCGCTGGCAAATATGTTGGTAAACTCAATATCAAATACGCAACAATACTTTGATATTAAAAACTCAAATTGCGCCGTGCTTTTAACCGTTATCGCAACGCCTTGCGACATCGGGTATTTTTCCGCCATCATTACATACGGGTAACTGCTTGTAAAGTCGTAACTATCCACGTTATACATTATTTCGTCTGTATATTCGGCGTTTGCGTGTGTAAAACCGCCTGCAAATGCACGTTGCAGCATATTAAATTCATTCATACCCGTAATTTGTAGTTCCTGCATCAGGTTTACATAGTCCCAATTTGGTACGGTCTTTCCTGCATCGCTTTTTTCACGTAAGCAATGCGCACGGCAATACTTGCGCACAAACCCCGTCTTTGTTATCGGTATGTGCGTTATCCCTTTGCTTTCCTCAATGCGTTCTTGTATGTAGCACATCACTACTTTAATATCGTTTATGCAGTAATGTATTTCAGCGTCTGTCAGCGGCGTTTCGCTGTGCCTTATTTGCTGGTAGTCCAAATCGCCGACGGCTTTCGCACACTTGTATTTCATAAGTTGCTCGCCCAACTTTGCAAGCGAATAACCCGAAAGCAAGTAACTACATCTAAACTCAATGTTGCCCGTTGTTATCGCATAAATCGGTTTGCGCAAATCAATACTGAAAACCCGTTGCCACTCAAACCATTTGCGCAAAAACTGAAATTCGTATGAAAGGTTATGCACATACACAATAAGGCGTAATTTGTCATTCAGTTGCAAAACCTCGCTTACGGTCTGCATCATCGTAACAAACTCGCCCCACGTGCGCCCCATTATTGTATAACCGTTTATTCCAAACTGCCAAACGTACATTATTGCGGCTTTCTCTAATTTCGCCTTGCGCCCGTTGCCGTCCTGCATACGCTGCATTTGCTCGTATGTGTACGCCCGTCCGTCCGTATCACGGTAAAAACTTGTTGTTTCAATATCAAAGGCGCACGGGATATTGTAAAACCTTTCGCCCTTGCTGTTTCCGATAATGTTCTTTTCGTTTACGGCACGTTGCAACACGATTGCAATTTCGGTCGGGCTGTTTATTCTTTCTTGTAACTCAAAAGGTATTTTTTTCATAATCCAAACTTGCCAAAGTTGCGCAAAATGCGCTCTATATCGTTTTGCATATCCTCCATTTGGTCGGCTACCTCATTTGCTTGCCGCTCTATCTCTGCATCAATCGCCCGTGATATGCTTTGCGCTTCACTCTCAATTTGGGTGCTTATATCGCTTGCGCTTTGCTCCATTTCGCCCGTAAAATCCTTGTACCGCATCAAATACCGTTCCACGAAATCACTATCCGAAACGCTGTTTAACTTGCCTTGCAAGTTCCTTGCCATAAGGTTGTACTCATCGGGCGTTAAGTCATACATACGTTGCAGGTGTTGCCCGTACTGCCTTGCACCTTGCGCCGTACTGGTTGGCTGGCGTAAAAACGAAATCGCCTTGCCGTACTCTATTTTTAGGGTGTTCCAATCGCCTTTTATTGAAAACTTGGTAAACCCTTTTACATCGCCTTTGTTTAACGCTTGCACGGCTGGCGAAAGTTGTCCGCTTTGCTCTATATTCTGAATACGGCGGTTTGCCATTTGGAAAACCCTTGCAATCTCTTTACGGTATTCGGGGCTGCTTTCAACTGCTTGCAAAATCTCTTTTTTGATTTTCGCCCGTTGGGTTGCTCCAAATACCGATTTTGTAAACTTAATCTTAAAACCTAACTTTGCCATACGCTTTATATTAAATAGGGGTTACGTTGTCGCAACCCCTACAAAGTTAAACATAACTTTTCAAACTCTTACAAATCCACAAACGAAATAGAGTAACACTTCTTGCCGTGGCTCTCATACTCGTAAATTGTGTAACCAACTTTGCCGTCTTTGATAGTTTGTACCGCCTCATCATCGGCAAGTATTTCACGCACCGTTTCGGCGGTGTGGCTTGGTAGGTTCACCAGCCGTTTGTTTTCCTCATCAATAATTACGGGGCTGTCGCCTAATTGCGACTTGTGTACATAAAGCCCGTTTATTTTGTGTATCACATCTTTGCCGCCCTCGCTTTCAGAATTGAAAATATCGGCTAACTTAATGTACTGAAAATCGGTTGTGTCAATGCCAAACGTGGTCTTGTTAAATTTACTTGCAAAACTTTTCATTGTAGTAATCTTTTAATTGTTAAACTTATTGTTAATTATTCGGCTGGCTGTCCTTGCGGCTCGCCGTCAAACGGCAAACTTGGTTCGGGGTTGGCTTGCGGCTTCAAGTCCATAAGCCACGCACGAAAGCGGTTTATTTTCATAACCGCACGCTGGTTGCGGCATACTTCGTTACACGCCATAAGGCTACCCAAAGCCGACAAAGCGGCAAAACTAAACTCGTCAAATGCGTTTCTTTTTTCTTCCATTGTAGTAAACTTTTAATTGTTAAACATAGATTTTTTGAATTTCAACGCCCCGTTGTGTTTGACTACCGTTGTATCGGTTGTTACTATCGTTGCTTTGCCCCGTATCGTTACACCTTTTGAAACGTTACACCCCTGCAAAATTGCAGATAGAAACAACATCGCCCCACAAACGGCAAAAATCATTACACACATTGCAACTTCTTTAATCGCTTCTTTCGGTTGCTCTTTGAAATGCTTTATTAACTCTTTCATAATTTCAAGTTGTTTAAGTAACACGTTGCAAAGATACAACTTTTTTCTAACATACAAGCATAAGCGCACAAATTATTTTCGTTTTAACTTTTATTAACTCTTTGTGTTGTGTTCCACGTGAAACATTTTATTTCGTGCATCGGTGTGGCAGTGTTCCACGTGAAACAATTTCACGGGCGCACACGCATAACAAAAACCGTGCCAAAGTCGGGTGCGAAATGTTAAAAAACGGTAAGGACGACCCATAGCAAAA